CGCCGCATCATACTGGCGAGCATCAACGAGATGCATGAACTCTACCGTTCGCGTCGCGCTAGCCATATACGCCAGATACGCCAAGAAAGCGGCAAGCATTTCTGCCTCCGCTTCTAGTTGGCCGGGATGTGGTTCGTTCTTGTCAGTCATTCATACTAACCACGATCCCACCGGAAAGCTGGGGCACCGCTTCTATACGTACGACCTGTTGCAACTCTCACCCATCCGTTAGAAGCCATCCATTCGGCGACATCGCCTTTGGCACAAATCCAATGCTCCCATCGCTGTATCCATGTCCAACCAACCCGTGTCAAATCTCGACTACCAGTCTTTCCGTTAGAGTAATTGCTAGTGCGTCGTCCATCTACATCCTCGAAAATTTGTACTCGTTTGCGTGATGTCTTTTCCCATCCGGAGCACTTATAGACATGGCCCGTATGGCCTTGCCCCTCATCGGAATATGTCACAAGTACTGGCCACCTAGTCCTGTCGATCATTTTCCTCATTTGTACTCTAAGTGGTTTTGAGATGTGATTTAGTACTCTATCTGCCTTATCTACAGCAACCATGCGAGATAATGCAAGAACTCCTGCCGGATGTTCTGGACAAACACTTAAAGATGATCCTGGTGGAGGTGGTTGCCAAGCAAACGCAGCGACTGGGATTCCGCTCTCAATGACTGCCCAATTGTAGACAGACACTCTTCCAGCCCCTCCATAACCGTGGTGCTTCGCGCATAGGTCTCGGACAGTTTCCATCGAGCACGCCTCGATCAACATCCTAACAGATCCCGCGTCCACCCACTCATACTAACCACCCGCCCCTTGAAATACGGCAACGATTCACGCCACACATACTTAAACGATTCCGCATCTTCCCAGATTTCTCTCCCGTCGATATGCCCGTCATCTGTCGTCAACGGGATACCGCACAGAACAACACGATCGGCATTGGCTAAATCGAGCGCCACAAGAGCCCCGAAATGCCCACTAGAGCCGCAATGACCAAACCGATTATGATCGTAGTAAACATCGCAATCGCACCCATTTCCATGAGCAGTGAATGGGAATACAGACGTATAGTCATGATCACGCCGCTTAGATGACCATGTATGGAATTTCTCGCTATGTAGCGTCACCCAATAATCTAGATGACCCGGCCACTTCGCCCCAATTTCGTTGACTGCGACGAACACGTCTGGCTCAGCGATATCTAGCGCTCGGCTGATATCGTCCCAAACGCAAGCTGCGCCACCAAGCACGAAAGCCGTCGTCATCAGCGGTTCGCCTCGGCCGTCAAATAATCTGCCATTGCAGTTGCATCGATCGGGGCGCCATCCGTAGCGATGACGTGTTCGACCATGTCGCCGAACGGATCAATCGATGTTACCGTATGGCCTGCATCTCGCGCCAGTTCAGCGAACGACCCAACGGTTCCGAATGACCACGCCGTACCATCCCACATCTCAATCAACCGAATAGCAGAATCAGACTGATACGTCGTAAGCTTGCCGTTTTCTTCAATCGTGATCTTGATCATATCATTCAAACTCCTGGAAATTCACGAACCAATGGGATCATCACCAGCCCACCATCAGCATCTCGCCTTACATCATAGGCGCGCCATTCATCTTTTTGGTCTTGCTTCTTTTTGTCGGTCATGACTACGTCCCTCAGAAATTAGGGTACGCCCGCAGAATCGGAATAACATACTCCTCCCCATCGGTAGCAACGTACTTAGACGACGCAACATCGGTTTCGAGCGCAACCGCCACAGCAGCCTCACAGATTTCGTCGATTTCTTCAGGTGTCAGCATATCAATATCCTCTAGAGAACCCGTAATTCTCACCCAACGTGAACGGCTGATCCGTTCCAGATGCATACCCTACCCCAACGGATGCGCCGCCGTCAACCCACTTACTGAACAATTCACCGACCGCGAGGGGCCACCGCGATACCGTATTCGGATCGGCGCGGAAATTCTCGATCTCGACAGAACCGGCCTTCAACCGGCGTTGCAGATTGACGCCGTTCGATGCCACAACGTCTGAACCGTCAACGATCGACGACGCCAGCAAGATCGACGCTTCGATGATATCAGCATACGCTTGTGTGTCGTCCTCAGTGCCCGTGCGAGGCCACGCCATGGTATCAGTCGCAGTTCCTACCCACGACTGACGGTTAATCAATCGTGTCGCGGAAACAAGCGCTTGGGCCTTCTGTGTAGTCGTTGCAGTAGACCAGTTCTCAGCCGTCGCATCAGCCGCTAGATAGGCGTCGGCGGTCGCGGTGTTAGCGTATACATCGTAGTAGGCAACGCCGATTTGTACGGTCGGATACGTCACTGCTTAGGCTCCTCAGTCGGCTGCAACGCCCCCATCATCTCCGGCGACATCTCTTCGGCCTCGCTCAACCCGAGTAACCCGCGAACCTCATCAATCGCCGGGTCGTTCGGGCTCAACACCGCCCCGGCCTGCGCCATATTCACCAGCGCTGCCGTGATCTGCTCGACGTCCTTGAACTGAACGCTCTCCGTCTTGGCAATCGGCCGCTTATCTTCTGGAATTCCGTTGAAATCACAGATAACTGATATGATATCAGCCTGCACGGCAGAAGTAATATCACGCAAACAACTATCTGCACGAATGTATATGGCGTTCGTCTTATCTTTGCTCATTGCAAGTGAACCGGAACCGTCCATTCCGGTAAGTAGAGATTCAACACCGAGTACAATAGCAAGCTCTTTGTTTATTCGACTAATCGCAGAATTGACGTCACCGAATGCAGTAGAATTTCCCTGCAATAGATCGAGTGCCCACTTATACTCCCCGCTCGGAGCCTGATTGTCTCCACGGTCGCGATACTGTTCAGAGTTCAGCAGAAATCCCGTCTTCGATGAACGAATGTGGTTCTGTATGAAATCAATCATAGGTCGCTTCAGTGCGTCGGCATCTTCTTTCGTAATCTGCCCATTCTTCACCGCAGCAGCGATCTCGTCCAGAGGAGCCTTACCGACAGGTATACCCCTCAGGTCAGTCGCGAACCCGATCTCCTCTAGTTTCATATATTCATTCAGACGTTTCGCCGGCTCGACCATATGCCGCAGCAACCCGAGACCTTCTGGGCTATCAGTCATAGTGTCATCGACGAGATAAAGCATTTTCCCGCGCGGGATGTAATATTCCGCACCAGTCTGCGGACTACGCTGCCCAACACCGATGACAGTTCCGCGCTCGTCTGTATCCCACCGCCAAATAGTGTGTTGAGGTCGGCTCTCGATATCTAGTCCGATATTTCCGTCGGATCGTTTCTTCGCAGTCCATTCCTGGCAGCCGAACCCATAAAACCTATACGCCGCAGCCTTACGGACAATCCGAGGCCACGGCGTCGAGCAATCCTTCAATACCGATTCGACCAGTTCGCATTCAGCGTCACCACCCTCGAAACTCCATTCAGACTTCGCCACCAATTCCATGAAATACCGAATACCTGCGGCGACGATCGACGTATTCGCCATTATGTCGGAGAACGTCCGATATTTATTCTGACCCGTGAGTGCCGGATTGATTTCGTTAGATTGGACGTAACCGCCATAAACAGCGGTTCCGCTGACGCCCATTTCTTTCATTGGTGCGAGACGCGGAGGCTTTCCACCTATACCGAAGAGATTAAACATTGATGATCTCCGGGGCGGCGAAAGTCATAACAGGCGAGCGACGAAGCCCTTCAAGCGCATATCGAAGCGCATCGATCGTATGGTTTTCCTTGTCTTCCAGCACCGGAAGCACCTCGCCAGTCTTATCGTCAGTCTTAAATGAGTATAGCGTAAGCTCGTCAATAACGTGCTTGCACCTAGGATGCACGATTATATCATGAGAACGCAAAAACTCGATACCGTCCATGACAGAGTTTGGGCCTTTCTTCGCAGGTGTAATGTGCTGGTATCCGTTTCGTTTCATGTAACTGATCGTTTCAGGGCGAGCACTATCTGCGCGGATAGGCCACTGACGCGCCATCATAGGTCGTTCAGGATCAATTGCATCGAATAGAGCTGGTGTTGCGTCAATCTCGCAACCGACTGCATATGCCTCGGCGTCAATATATAGATCTCGTCCTATAATATATGATCTAATCAAAACAGTAGGATCGACAGAGAACCCCCAGTCCGCACCGAAATAGAACCTCGCATCAGGAAACGTTTCGAATTCCTCGACGCGCCAGTTACTGAACACGCGTGCCTCAGATCGCTTGCAATACTGCCCGCCCCACACCCATGCGTATTTGTCTGGGTCACGACGCTGGTCATAGTCTTTCTCTTGTCTTAGGACGTCCGGGAACCATGGGTTGTCGTTCCAATTGGCCTCGACGCAAACTGAATCGGGCGGCGGTTGCCCTCCGCGGAAGAACTTATCAACTGGGTCAGTCGGCTTGTCTGGGTTCCACGAAAACCAAAGTTCAGAACCGGGTTTGCGGATTGTCGGGCGGAGAAGGTCTAGAGAGCGTTGCGAAAGTGACTGGGCCTCTTCCACCCATGCGATGTCATAACCTTCTAGGGACTTGATGGAATCTGCAGTGTGATTTTGCATCCCCTGGAATATGATTAGTCCGTCGCCGGGGGTTTTAATCTGGTCACGCTGAACGTCGAATGCACCGCCAACGCCGAACTTCTGTATCTTGTCTTCTACAAGGCGCTTCACCGACTGAGAAAGCGACTTCTGAACCTCACGAACGCAAACGGCCCGAAGACCTTTGGTCATCAGGCACCGTTCAATAAGCATTTCTGCTAGCGCATGGCTCTTGCCAGATCCGCGTCCACCTCTCGCCCCCTTGTATCGGTTTGGTCCGATCAGTGGCAAGAAAACCCGCGGCGTCTCAATCCTTAGGGTCGACAACGACGCGCTCGATCTTCGTTATCTCGACGGCTCCAGAGACATTCACGTCGAGCTTGCTATCAGCGCGCCACTCATCCGGCCCCATGTTCTTCAATGCGAAGATGACAGGCGCCGATTCTGAACCCTTGGCGGTATGGAGTTTTTCTTCCCAATATTTCACCGCTAGGCCGGCGGCTACTTCTTTAGCCTCGGCCCATTCCGGGTGGTTGACGCCCCACGACGTTGCTTGACGACGCGTCCCACCGAAATGCGCCATTGCCGCCTGCTCGCTGAACCCTTGGGCGCGCGCTTCTGTGAACGGTTTTATATACTTCGGATCGTAAGAAATAGCCATGCGTAATTATATCACGTACCGTAGCGCCGTTCTAGAAGCCTTATCCACTGTGACGGCTTACCCGCATGCTTGTCGCATACCGCAAGAAATGGATCGTCTGGCGTACTTCGCTCATTAACCCACTTATACCACATGCGCTTTGTCGCGACAGAACCACATACTGCGCATTTCTCTGATGGGTTCTTGCATTCGTCGATCGTGAAGTCGTATTTCAGGCGGCGCATCGCAGTGACGTCCCACCGTCATCGGTCGGCCCACTGACAGGCGTCACAGGCGTAATCACCGCGTCGACAAACCCATACTGATCAGCGAAGAAACCCGCATCCGCGATCGTATCGAACTTCTCTGCCTCGTCTACGCCGCACCAACGAAACTGACGCCAGCCCTTAGATGCTGAACCGGTCGTCCATGTCCATCCGATGTAGCGCTTGCCTTGTTTCAGTGCGTATACGGTCATTCATCAACCTCCGCCGCCCTAGCTTCTTTCCGATTGTCGCGCCTAAACATCTTCCTGCGCAAATCAGGATGAGACCGCCTGTTTCCATCATTGGCCGTTTCGGTCAAGCGCTCATCATACTGCATCCATTTTGGCGCCGGAGGGAAGTGAAGATACCTAGAGTATGTGCTCATTGCTCCCCCAAGAACTCCTTCGCCATACGAACAACTTCCCTCCTATCTATCAGACCATCGTCTCCGCGCGCATATTCTTCAAGATCGAACACAACATCCCACATCGCATGTTGCGGACCGCCCCATTGGATACGAAATCGAACCCGGTTCGCAAGATCAATCAATTCTTTCCAATCGTATACGCTCATTCGTATATCCATTCATTATACGGTTTCAAGTATATGGTGCTGACGGCACGGAATCGAACCTGCATCTACCTCACTACGATTGAGGCGCTCTACCTATTAAGCTACGTCAGCATTGGAGCCCCGCCGAGGAATCAAACCCCGGTATGCGAACTACAAAAACGCCGTCCTATCACTGAACGAGCGGGGCATGTTGGTGCGCGTCTCCGGCATCGAACCGGAACCTGTATGCGTTCTAAGCGCATTGCCTCTGCCGTTGGGCTAGACGCGCGATATTACCAGATTACGAACCATCCGACTACGATGTCATTTTGGCGGATCGGTTGGTTCATCATTGTCATGCGTCTGGCCGCATGTCGGAATCCCCGCCGTATTCAATATTGGCGAACGCTGGTGGATTTGAACCACCGACCTACGGTGCAGGAAACCGTTGCTCTATCCGATGAGCTAAGCGTCCGTATAGATATGGTCGCCGCAGTGTGATTCGAACACACGACCAAGCCGTTATGAGCGGCCGGCTCTAACCACTGAGCTATGCGGCTATAACTGGTGGACCGAACCGGAACTGCCCCGGTATCTTCCGCTTGCAAGGCGGGCGCTCTCCTAGTTGAGCTATCGGCCCGATATGGTGACTGTAGCACGATGCGTATGTATGTCAACCGGCTGTTATCGATGCCGCCCACCACCACCCTCGCCGCATGCGTTTAACGTGATCGCGGAATACACGTCGATCGGCTAAGATCGAATACGGCTAGCGAGACCGCATGTATGGAGCGGACGTGCGAGGCTCGAACTCGCCTTCGGATGATAAACACGCGCGGGCTAACAGCCGGTCACCGCGCATATTCACAACCCTATCCTCTCCGCCGAGGACGCCGCATATATGGTCCGAGTGGCAGGATTCGAACCTGCGATCTGAGCGCCCCAAACGCCCCGCGATACCAGACTTCGCTACACTCGGTTATTCATGGCGGATGGAGTGGGATTCGGACCCATGGGTGGGATTGTATCGGCACTGATCACCACGACCCCACTCTTGCATCAGTTCACCGTTAGACCACTCCGGCAACTGCACCGCATTCCTAGTCCACCGACCGCTTCTGTAGTCTATCCTGCGCGGGGACCATATTGCGCAATATGGCGGGTCGGTATTACTTGTCGAACTCGCCTTCGGTCTCCGCTCTACCGTCTCCGGCAGTGATATCCTCTGTCGATACTCCGAGGCCACGGCTACACCTACTCTAGGCGATTATGCTACGGTGCGGTCCTGTTGCAGGAACTCAAATCCTGGTGTCTCTTGACGTCACTCAACTCGGCCGAACCGCTGTTGCACTCTGTTTCAGCCGCACCGTATTCCAATCAGATTGAATGCCGAGTTTCAATCAAATTAACAGCATTCAATCCCAATAGTGACCCGCCCGTTTGAGCATCGCCGAAGCGAGAGGCTTGGCAGGTACTTTGATGACACGGTGAGGGCCTTAGCCTGCCGAGGGCGGGGGAGTTCCGCAAAGGCTGTCGGGTTTCGCGGCCCCATCCTCACCGTATTCCTATGTCCCGGAGAGGGCTTTCGCGCGGCCTCCGAGCCGTGCCGCATGAGCGGCGAATGAGTTGCCGTCTCTCCGGCTGTCAAGCTCTGCTATATGGGATCGCTTTGTACCCATCGCGCGAATTCCGAACGGTAGCACCTCGCGATACACTACCGAAGTCTAGGCTGCCGCAGTTTCAAATTCTGGCCTAGCGCGAAATCTCATAACGCATCAGCGGCGTTGCTTCGGTTTTTACCGTGTCCGATTTCACGTCTAGTTCCCCCGCCCTTTGACCTGTGCGAGTCACTAGCAACCGCTTGTTGTCTGTTGTGGCATACAGAGAACTCTGGTCTCTCCCCATTGTGGTCGGCGCTTTCTATCGCGGTCCGACTATGCCATCATCGTTGCGGTTTCCCGCGATTCCTCACATTCATTATCCCACACTCCAAGCTGGTCGTCAACCCCACCCGCAACACATTTCGTGTCATTCTTCGTCACGACCACGATGGCTCTGTACACCACCCCCGGATACCACGGGCAACTCGATTACCCCGTATCCTGTCGCCGTACTATCGAGCATCAGGCGACCGCTTCGATTGGTATACCGCGTTCAGGTGTCTGGCGTCAAGCGAATATATAGAACAAAATCGCCGATGCCACTACAACCGAGACATTAGTGTCTAGAACCAATGACATCGCAAGGGATGCAGCCCACACAATAACCCCAAATCCGATGGATGATTTGATGCGCGACATTACGCATCCATCTCCCGATTCCTACATGCCTCAGCGTACCCAACCAGATATGCATGTTCGGCAACGATTGCTACAATACGACGGATCTTCGCTTCACGGTCATCATCGCCGATAGCGTCAAGCATATCACGGACGGCTTCGTCGCATGGTTCGAACATGTTCATTTCGTGATCTCCCTGTGGCACCAACCAGGCAGAGAAAACGGAGCATCCGGTTCTATTTCCTTGGCCATGTATGAGATTCGTTCTATATTTTCAAGCCATGCATAGCGCCCGTCAATCAACTCAACAGGATGCCATGCGAACCACCGTGACCATTGATGGCCCGATCCTTTTCGTTTACCCCAAATCATCGCTTCCACACTCCACCACAATCGGGACATTTCCATTCTTGCACTCGATCATTCCACACGATACCGATCTCTCGCTTGAAATTCGTGTGGTTGCCGAACCAATGTCTCTGTTCTTCTGGTATCGGATCGCCTATCAGGTTAGCGCCGCACAATGGGCAGTTGTCCATGCCGCTACTCATCTTCATCTCCATATATCACATCATAAGCGATTGCGCCTAAGAAAACCACAACTAACGCAATGCTCGCGAAAATAAGATTTAGTTCTGGCGTTACGTATTGATGCACATACTCAATAAATAAGTTAACATAGGAGGCGAGTCCGGTAAACGCCGAAAGTATTGCCACGAATGCCACGATCATGCCGATCCAAACAGCCAAAAATTGAACTGCCTTAAACATACATACACCCAACGACCATAACCACCGTCAACAGCCCAAGCACGTATCCTCGCCAGAACAACGACCGAACGCGCGTATCGACCTCGGCTTCGTGGTCTAGCCATCCGTATTCGTATTCGTTCATGAAAGCCACCCCACAATAACCAACGCCACCGGCCCGTACCACGCCAAAAACCGCATCGGGTTCGCTGCGATCCATTCGATCATCTCATTCCCCCATCATGACACGATACAGCCTATCCGTATCCTCATACCAATCGTTATCACCGCTGATCGTCGTTCGCAAGCGATATTCAACGCCGGCTCGGATCATACACATTCCGGCAGACATGGCGAACGCTTCGGCCTCCGCCATCTCAACGCGTTCGATCAACTCGAGCACGACGGATGGATTCGCGGCGGCGATGAAGTGGGTAGATGCCTCGGCATCATCGATGCTGAGACCGCGTCTGCTACCCCACCCCTGATGCGGCTTAGTCTCTGCCACAGGAACGCCCATTCCGTAAGTTGTTTTATCGTCAGGATCACACTTGCCCCAGACGAGAGTGGTTCCTTGTTCAACGCGCCACGGCCCCTTAGTCGCCGCTTCCGCCCTCTTCCTCAGTTCGTCCAGGTCGATCATGCGGAGTACCTCTCTCGCTCTAGCAGTTCCGCAATCTCACGTGGCATATCATCGCCGCGCCAATGGAAAATAACCATTGCTTCGTTCATAGAACTATCGACGATACGCTTCCCGCCTCGCTCACATCCGAGAATTCGTGACGGAAAGACGTTTCGGATTTCCACCTTCATAACTCTTGCGTTCGCCACTCGTCGGACTCCTATTTCCGCCACCATACGCCCGCATTTTTCCGTGTCAAGGGCCTTGATGGTATATTTCGGCATGGTATGGTCGGTGCATCGAACAGAAGGAGCAATCGAAATGAAAGTCGGAGATCGGGTACGGTGTGTCAAAGACGATGGTTATACGAGATGGTTCCATGTTGGTAGCGAAGGTGTCGTCACAAAGCTCGACGAATGTGTGCGCGTCCAGTTCGACACGGGATTCGTGCGCCTACCGCAGAATGGAGGTTGGTACGGAGAGTATGACCAGTTCGAGGTCATCGAATGATCATCCGCCCCGGCAAAACCGCCCCGTGCGAGCTATTCGACGGCCATCGCGTCATCGCAGAGGGTACACATACGTACTGCCTTGCGATGCAACGGATTTGGGTTATGACGGCGATGGAAGAGGACATACGTGTCGCGATGGACCATCAGGCTAATGCGGCGCAGATTGCACAATCGGAGATGATGGAAGATGCTGGTAGAACTTGACGACAAAGTGAGCGTGAACCCTGATTATGTTGCGTCGATACGGATCAATAGTGATCTTGACGTAGTCGTCGTAATGATGCATGACGGTGAGAAGATCATCGTATGTCATGACTATAACTGCAGCGTCTGGCAAACCGCCGACCGAATTAGAGGGCTGATCAATGGTTAAGATTGAAGCCGGGAAATACTACCGCACTCGCGATGGTGAGAAGGTGGGGCCGATGGAAAGAAACAACGGGTTCGTCGATATATTTCCATTCGCCACCTATGATGCTGACGGTGAGAGAATTAATTCCTACACTGCGAACGGGTCCGTCAATTTAGACCCGATTGATGCATGTGGCGCGGACATCGTCTCCGAATGGCCTACCTCAGACTTCGACCCGAATTGGCCGCATGGTCACGTCACGCGGGATGGCAAGAAGGCGCGGGTCGTGTGTACTGATCATAAGGGAGGCGCCCCGATATTGGTGCTTGTCGACGAAGGGTGCCTCGAATCTGTCTGGGGTGCTAACCCAGACGGCTCGTGCCCAGACCGATCGCAGTCTAAATACGATCTCATCAACGCCCCCGCCCCGAAGCGCGAGTGGTGGGTGAATGTTTATGCGGATGAACCGCCCGTTCAGCATCAGACAAGGGTGGCAGCCGATATTGCATCCTATCCGCGCATACGCATCGCGTGCGTCCACGTAACCGAGGGGGACGGGCTGTGAGTGTGTACCGAGTGACTGACGAAGACGGCGAGAACGTGCGGGAGATTGATTCGTGGTCGCCAGTCGATGCCGCCGAAGAATATGCTGCGATGGTGCACGATAACGGAGACGACCCGCGAGACATGAACGTCATCGTCGACGGTAAGACGTATCACGTCGTCGTCGAGTGGAATCATGTTTATTACGCTATGGAGGTTAAGCTATGATCTGCACCGAAGAAGAAGCCGCTAAGAAGTGGTGTCCGCATACACGCGAGACGATATCCACATATGATGGGAACCCTGTCGGTTCTGGAAACAACACTGGCGGACCGGGAGACTGCTTGTGCATCGGATCGAGTTGCATGATGTGGGTTCCGACCGATGACGGTCGTGGTTCGTGCGGGCTGTCGAGGGGGTGAGTATGCGGCAGATGACAAGCGACGAGGTTACTCTGATGTTTCGAGAGAAGGGGTATTCATCCAAAATAGACGAAACAGGCCGCATTTCTGTGAGAATGTTCGACGTCGATCCTTGGCGCTTTGTCGGGTACGTAAATAACTATGTTAGGTCGGATTGATGGCGCTAGGATGGTGGATTATCCCCGCGATCGTGACGTCCGTATACGCCATGTGGGTAGCGTTCCGACATCGGTCAGACGGACGAGGAGACTACAACTTTGCGCCACTCTTTGAGGCTGGCGTTGACGTCATCATGCTTGTGCCTGTCTTGGTCGTTTGGCTGATATGGGCTCTGCTACGATAATCATCACCTGCGCCAAATGCGGGCGACCAGTCCAGGCCGATCAAGACCGTGTTTCAGGTCGAGTGTCATGGGGAGGTCGAGGAGACGCGGATAGGTGACGATACGCTACAGGATGGGCCGATAGAAATCGTTGAGGCCGTCGCTTTTCGCTTGCGTCCCGTAGCTCGTTTGATAGATTAGCTACATATAGAGACGCGGCAATCTCGCTAGCGTCCGAGCTTCGGGAGATTCCCATGTCGTACGTTCTTCGCACCACCTCCGGTATGTTCTACACTGGCCGCTCTGGCGACACGTGGGTTTCGTCCGATCGTGCCGAAGCCTTCGTCTATTCCGGCAAGGGAGAGGCCGACCGCAAGGTCTGCAACTTCAACAAAATGTCTCGTCTTCATGGGCACACCTTCTATGTCGAGGAGGTGTGATCATGCTTTCTTGGCACGGCGTCGACTATGAGCGGTCTAGGTTCTTCGTCAAGGGAACCATTTTGGCGCAAGCCATCGTTCCTGGAACATTGTCTCGATTTGCAGTTCGCGAGGTTCGTGGCGGCATCGGAGATGACGGATATTCGACCTTGCGTTATGAACTTGCAGATGCGGCGACGGTATCGGATGCAGACGTTCGGGCCGGTAAACTACCGCGATCCGTCTATTGGGCTTATGAGCCGGATGATTGTGTGGTCGAGGCAATGAGGATTATGTCAAATGAATAAGACGTGCAAGGATTGCGTTTTTTGGCACAAGTCGTATTTGGTATACGGGTTCAAAATGCCGGGAACGTGCAACAAACATCCATTTTCATATGCGAAGCATGATGATGCAGCTTGCGTCGATTTCTGCGAGCGTGGGTGATTTTTCGCTTGCATCCTGCGTTGAATGGTGTAGGGTGAAGTCATCGAAGAGGAGATAGACAGATGGCCAAGCGCGAAACCAACGACGAACTCACCACCATCGAAGAGCCCGGACACATCGGAAATGGCCGGTGCTCGGCGAGTGATCTCGCGGACCGTGCTCGCCAGGAAGAATATGCCCGCAAGCTGATCGCGTCGTATGCGGCTAAGGGGAGGATCTGACGACGCCGTTTATCACCCACGACGGTATTCGTCTCGGCGCGATGCACCTCGAAAGCCCCGATCTCTACGAACGAGTGGCCGGCGCATGGCGCATGTTCTGCAACGGCGACATCAATAAGATGGAATACGAAATCATCGAGAATATGGCGTTTCGTGAGAATACCGAACGTCGCAACTCGAAGGGTATATCACCATGACCACCTACTGGCTCGAATCCGCCCGCCTCGCGCTCATGAACCGCGACACCGTCAACGCCCGCATGTATCTGCGGGAAGCTCTTGGGGCGGCGAATCGCGAAGATCGGCCGCGTGGGGAGATTATGAGGGCTCTCAACTACATCCGGGCGGCGTGACGAACGATTAACCCGCGCAACGAACGATTAACCCGCTTCGGCGGGTTTTTCTTTGCAGATGCGTACGATTTTTGTTGCATCCTGTCGCGATCGTGGTACTCTCAGTCATCGAAACGAACCATATAGAGATAGGAACACGCCATGTTGACCACCACCGAAGCCCGCAAGTTTGTCGCCGAATGCATCATGGATATGGACGAGAACGTCGCGTTCACGGTCGAAGGTGCATATGCATGCGAAGATGCCGATGGGGCGTATATCGCCGTCGACGCGATCATCGGTAATTCTGATGCAATGTTCCGCGTGTGGGAAGAAAATGGCACGATCGCGTGGGAGGTCGACACGGAATTTCAGCCGTGAGGCCGAAAAGTATGCATCGCGCGATTTGGATGGTCGGTATCTGACGACGCCGGAATTTGAGATGATTCGCATGTGATCATGGCGCGCTAAGAAATCGGAGGCTTCGGCCTCCTTTTTTGTTGCGTCCGTGCGCCGTTGTGGTATCGTATGAGCATCAAAGGAGACGAAGAAAATGACCAAGAACGACGAAATCCACCTCGACCATATGGGCCGACTTCCCGCCGATTGCCCGAAGACGTTCTACCGCGTCGAGCACTGGCAATCAGGTCGTCGCGATTCGGATTGGCGCACCGGATATGCTGCGCAGCGTCGTGCAATCGAACTATCCAAGGTTGATGGGTTCGACGGTAGGGTTTCAACGATGCATCTCGTGAGGGGCTGATACCATGACCGACCTGACCTACACCACAGACGACATGTTCACACGATTCTACCCCGAAACCAAGGCCGGCGAGGAAGCGTGGCGCGTTATTGCCGAACAGACCGAGGGTTCCGGCGCGGTTCTGACCATCCACGCGAAGGCAACGATCGCGCAGTTGCGGAAGGCCGGTTACTCGGTTAGGAAGGCGAGACCGCATAAGGAATGGACGTATGATGAACTAGAGACGATATTGGCGGAGCTTGGTGTTTAAGCCCCCATCAGCCCGCCATGACCAGAGATAATTCCGCCGTCAGCATAAACACGGCGGCATAATTCATTGTACGTTTCATATGCCGCAAGCTCGATGACACCATCGGCTGATGTTGCGTGGTCGACGGCATTGGACCATCCGGTTTCGCGCATGACGGCGAGAGCTTCGGCAAGGAGTTTGGGATAGCCGTCGACGGTTAGAGCGGCCTGGATTGCCGATCGCATTGGAGTTTTGCACCCACTGTCGTACGTCCGGCACGCTGCTTCAACCGCTTCATCACTGATTTTCATACCAACCCCGCTAATCGTTACGGCCCGTTTCGTTTTTGAGGAGAACCGTAATGTACGGTACGCCGTATTGGTTAGATTGTTGACGTGATCCCAATAAGCGAAATCTACACAACACGAAACGCGGCCTCAAGCGCAGTACTCATATTATCCATGCAGTATTTAGTATAGCCGCGTTCTTTACAGAAGGTATCGACGCTTGCAGCTTACACCATCTCATCAGAGATGGCAATCGAATTGAATGGAATGTATTCGCTATCAGGAAACTGTGCCCACTCCTTAACTCGCTCTTTCTTAAAGTACGTCTCATCGGCAGTCTTGAAATCATACGAATATTCGTCTGGCAGCGCGGTTAACACAACGCAATCGCCGCCGGTAGTCTTTGCGATGAACCACTCATCACAGAATGGCTTCGGAGGATATCCTTCATGCCAAAACTTTGGTGTTGGAGTAGCGTAGTAGTGAAGCGCCCGGACGATCAAATCCTCATCCCCACACGCGACACTCAATAGCCCAATTAGAGCGGAGTGAAGGCGAATTGCCTTGGATTCGATCTCTTGTGCTAGATCGATAGCACGTCCGTGATCGTTCATTTCTTCCTCGCTTCCATCATGGCGTCTGCGACATCGTATGCGAACCGAGCCTTAGCCTCGTGAACACCTTCACTGTCGTGCATTGGTGGTATCCACGCACCTTGTCCGGCGAGCGCTTTACCGGCGAAATAATCGCGCAACGTCATGCCTGTGTGGTGTACGTTCGTCGCGTCTGTAATCGGGAACGCGGGTTCGTCTCTTACTTCGGCCACCATCCGCTGCACTCCTCAGAATCGATAGGTCCCCAGTTTGACCACGATTGCCAATATCCGACGATCGTTCCGGAGATGCGAGATCGTTTGCATCGCTTAGCTAGCTTACATGTTTCGTTTGGGCACATACTGATATCACTCATAGATAACCCCATCAGCGATATGCGCTTCGATGTCACTGTTATGGCACGCCACCGCCGGATAGTCAACGCCTTTTCACCATCATGTTCGTCGGATGCCTGCCCCCACCTAGGTCGGTCGAGAACCACGAGATCGGCACCATAGTGATGCGCCGCCGATGTTTGCGCCATCCTTCGGG